CCGGCGCGCGAGGTTCCGCAGAATTGAGGTTTTCGCATGTTGGCTGATCTGACGACCCTGGACGCGCTGAAGCCGGACCCGGCGAACCGGCGGAAACACAACGCGCGCAACCTCGACATGATCGCGACGGCCCTCAAAGACGTCGGCGCGGCGCGATCGATCGTCATCGACGAGGACAACGTCATCCTGGCCGGCAACGGCGTGACGGCGGCCGCGGCCGCGGCGGCGGGGATCTCGAAGCTCCGGGTGGTCGATGCGGCCGGCGACGAACTGATCGCGGTGCGGCGGTCGGGCCTCACCGCCCAACAACAACAGAAGCGGGCGCTGGCGCTCTACGACAACCGAACCGCGGAACTGGCCGAATGGTCGGTCGCGCAGCTCCAGGCGGACCTGACGAACGGGGAAGACCTGACGGCGTTCTTCCTGCCGGCGGAATTGAAGGCCCTGTTCGGCGTGAAGCCGGGCGAGACCGATCCTGACGCCACCCCCCCCCCCCGACCGACCGGCATCGTGGTGGGCGACCTCTTCGAGCTAGGGACACACCGCCTCCTCTGCGGCGATTCGACGACGTCGGGCGACGTGGCGCGCCTCATGGGTAACGTCGTGCCATTCCTGATGGTCACCGACCCGCCGTACGGCGTGGCGTACGACCCAAAGTGGAGACTTGAGTCTGGGATCAACAAGTCTCACCAGAAGCGAGCGGAGGGCGTGGTCGCCAACGATGACCGGGCGGACTGGTTGCCGGCGTGGCAGCTCTTCCCGGGGGACGTCGCGTATGTCTGGCACGGCGGCCTCCACGCGACGGTCGTGAGCACGGGCCTCCTCGCGGCCGGCTTCGACGTGCGCAGCCAAATTATCTGGGCGAAGCCGAGCCTGGTCATCGGCCGCGGGCACTATCACTGGCAGCACGAGCCCTGCTGGTACGCGGTCCGGAAGAGCGCCGCCGCGAAGTGGGCGGGCGATCGGAAACAGGCGACCGTGTGGGCGATTGCCAACATGCATCGCACGCAGGGGAACGTCGACGACGGCAAGACCGATCACGGCACACAGAAGCCGGTCGAGTGCATGCTCCGGCCGATTCGCAATCACGGCGGCCCTGACGATCACGTCTACGACCCGTTCGTCGGATCGGGTACCACGCTGATCGCGGCGGAGCAGGCCGAGCGCCGGTGTTTTGCGATGGAGCTCACGCCGGCATACGTGCAGATGGCGATCGACCGTTGGGAAGCCTTCACGGGATCCACCGCCGTCAAGGTCGGCGAGGCGGTCCGTTCATGAGAGGCCGCAAACCGATCCCGCGTGCGATTCATATCCTCCGCGGCAACCCCGGCAAGCGCCCGCTCTCCCCAGACGAACCGCAGCCCGCCGTGACGGTCAGGCTCCGCGCGCCGTCCTGGCTCGACAAGGAAGCGAAAAAGGAATGGCGCCGCCTCGCGCCGCTGCTCGAGCGGCTCGGCGTGCTGACCGAGACGGACACCGGCGCGCTCACCGCGTACTGCGAGGCCTGGGCGACCTGGAAGGGCGCGACGCAGAAGATCCGTGAGTTCGGCCTGGTCATCAAACATCCGACCGCGGGGAAGCTGCCGGTGGTCTCGCCCTACGTGAAGATCGCCGACAACGCGCTGACCCAGATGCGCGGGCTCCTCGTCGAGTTTGGGATGACGCCGAGCTCGCGGGCGCGGATCCACGTGCCGAAGAAAGAAAAGCCGGTCGAGTCCAAGTGGGCTGGCGCGTTCAAGTGAAAGAGTCCGCCGGCGCGCGCGCCGTTCGGCTGATCAACAACCTGACCCACACGGCGGGGCCGTTCGCGCGGAAGCCGTTCGCGCTGCGCCCGTGGCAAATGCAGAAAATCATCAAGCCGCTGTTCAAGCTGCGGCCGGACGGGCTGCGCCTGTACCGCACCTGTCTCCTGATGCTGCCGCGGAAGAACGGCAAGACGGAACTGGCGGCGGCGCTGGCGCTGTACTTCCTGCTGTTCGACGGCGAGATTGGCGGCGAGATCTACTGCGCCGCCGGCGACCTCGAACAGGCCTCGAAAGTCTTCGACGCGATGATCGTGATGATCGAGAACGACCCGGAGCTCGACGCCCAGGTCGAGATCATCCGGTCCCAGAAGCGGATCGTCCATCGGGCGAGCGGCAGCTTCGTGCGCGCCCTGTCCGCGGAGGCATACACCAAGCACGGCCTCAACGCCTCGGTCGTCATCTACGACGAGCTGCACGTCGCACCGAACCGGGATCTCTGGGACGTGCTCGCGACGTCGATGGGCGCGCGCTTGCAGCCACTCCTGATGGCGATCAGTACCGCCGGCTACGACCGGCATTCGATCTTGTGGGAGCTGTACGACCACGCGCAGAAGGTCCTCGAAAACCCCAGCCTCGATCCGACGTTCCTGCCAATCCTGTTCGAAGCGCCGATCGGCGCGGACTGGACCGACGAGAAGGTCTGGAAGCTGGCGAACCCGGCGCTCGGCGACTTCCGGAGCCTCGACGAGATGCGCGTGATGGCCGCCCGGGCGCAAGCGATCCCCGCACAGGAGATGACGTTCCGCCGGCTGTACTTGAACCAGTGGACGGAGAGCGCCGAACGCTGGATCTCGCTCGCGGCCTGGGACGCGTGCAACGTGGTGGCGGCATGATGACGCGGGCCCAGTTTCGCGCGCGGTTGAAGGGGCGGCGGTGTTATGTCGGGCTCGACCTCGGGTCGACGAAGGACCTGACGGCGACCGTGGGCGTCTTCCCCGACGACGTGGGCCCAGGCTTCGACGTCCTCGCGCAGTTCTTCATGCCGGACGACAACATCTCCGAGCGCGTGCGGCGGGACCGCGTCCCGTACGACCAATGGAAGCGCGACCAGTTCCTCATCGCCACGCCGGGCCCGGTCACCGACTACGAGTACGTGCGCGCGTCGCTCCACGCGTGGGCGGACGAGTTCGACATCCGCGAGCTCCCCTACGACCCCTGGAATGCGACCGACCTGGTGTCCCGGCTCCTCCAGGACGGCCTGCCGTGCGTCCCGATCCGCCAGGGCTTCGTCACGCTGACGGCGCCGACCAAGTCCCTCGAGACGGCCATCCTGTCGAAGCGGCTGCGGCACGACGGGCACCCGATCCTCCGCTGGAACATCGGGAACATTGTGGTCGAGCTGGACGCGGCCGGAAACTACAAGCTGTCGAAGGCGCTCAGCACGGAACGGATCGACGGCGCGGCCGCGCTCGTGAACGCGATCGATCGGATGGACCGGCATAGCGACGCGCCGGCCGCGGATCCCGTCCTGGTGACCGCATGAAAGGGGACGCCTGATGGAGATCGTGGATCCGCGCGTCGACCCGTCGCTGGTCCCGGCCGGCTCGCGCGCGATCGTGATTGCGGAACATCAGGACGAGTATCGCGACCTGCCGTCGGTCGTGACCCCACGCGGCCAGGTGATCACCCGCTGGGCGCTCACCCTCGAGGAGCGCGCGGCGATCGTGCGCGGCGAGGACATCTACGTCACGCTCCTGACCGCCGGCGCGATCAATCCCTTCTTCGTCACCGTCGGCCCGGTGAATTGGGCGGCCACGCCGTGAAGCGTGCGCCCGGCCACCCACCGCTCGACGACCACGACGTCAGCGTGCCGGTGTGCGTGAAGATGCCGGCGAAGCAGTTCGACGAGACCGAACGCCGCGCGAAGGAGGCGCGGGTGTCGATGCCCGAGCAGATCCGCCGGGACATGCGCGAAGCGGAGAAAAGATATCTGAAATAGGTACCGCCGGCGCCGGACCCCACGCTAGGACTTTATGGACCCGAAGTCCCCTCCCCCGAACGGTCCGGCCCCGAGCACGACGCAGCACCGGCCGGCCGGCGTCCCCGACGCGAAGCCGAGCACCTTCAACACGCCGCGCCCGAAGGGCAAGTGAGCCCGCGTGTGGGTCGCTAACTATGCGCTGGCTCTTCTGGTGGCGTCCGCCGGCGTTGCTCCGGCGCGTCATCGTGAACCTGCGCCACGACCCGACCGAAGCGATCGAGGGGCTGCTCTCGTCCAGTCGCGGGCCGTGGCTGATCCTGACCGACGCGACGGCGATCAAGGCGGGCCAGGTGCCTGTGAAGCTGGTCGGCGAGGCGCACATCGATCGCGCGAACGTGGCCTATCTGCAGGTGGCGCCGTGATCGTCCGCACGCTCGCCGGGCTGCAGGCGTTGACGTCTCCGGCGCCTGCCTGGCAAATGTCCGGGCACAGCGCCGGAGGCCTCGACCTCTACACCGGGTCGATGCAGACCTACGCGGCCATTTATAAGAGCCAGCCCAACGTCCGCATTCCCGTCGACTTCCTCGCGCGCAACGTTGCGCAGCTCGGGCTCCCCGTGTTCCGGCGGGTGAGCGATACCGACCGCGTGCGCCTCCCCGATCACGACCTGGCGCAGTGGCTCGAGCACCCCAACCCCGGGACGACGCGCTATCGCCTGATCGAAGACACGCTCCAGGACTACCTGGTGTACTGGCATGCCTACTGGCTGAAGATCCGCACGACCCCGATGGGCCTCGTCCGGCTCCCCGCCGGCCAGGTCTCGATCGTCGGGACGCTGCTGCCGACGGCGTTCGTCTGGACGCTCGAGAACGGCGCGCAGCAGACCTTCGATCCTTCTGAGATCGTGCACTTCGGGGCGCTGCGCGGGGTGTCGCCGCTCGAGACGCTGCGGCGCATTCTCGCGGAAGAGGCAGCCGCCGGCGACTACCGGCAATCCCTCTGGGGCAACGCCGGCCGCATGGAAGGCGTGATCGAACGCCCGCCGACCGCGCCGAAGTGGACCGACAAACAAAAACAAAGCTGGCGCGAGCAGTGGCAGGCCGCCTACAGCGCCGGCGGGTCGCGGCCCGGCGCGGTCTCCGTGCTCGAAGACGGCATGGTCTTCAAGCCGATCAGCTTCAGCGCGAAGGACGCCGAGTTCCTCGCCGCGCGCAAGTTGACGCGCGAAGAGTGCGCCGCGGCGTACCACATTCCGCTCCCGATGGTCGGGATCCTCGACCACGCGACCTATTCGAACGTGCGCGAGATGCGCAAGATGCTCTACAGCGACTGCCTCGGGCCGACGCTCGAGATGATCCAGGCCGAGATCGAACGCCAGCTGCTGCCAGACTGCCGGGACCACGATCGCGTCTACGTCGAGTTCAACATCGCGGAAAAGTTGAAGGGGAGTTTCGAAGAGCAGGCCCAGTCGCTCTCGCTCGCCGTCGGCAAGCCGTGGATGAAGGTCAACGAAGCGCGCGCGCTCCAGAACCTCCCGGCCGACGACGACCCCACCTCCGACGAGATCGCCGCACAGCAGGGCGGCCCCGCGGCGCCGGCGGACTCCGGCGACCCCGCCGTCCCGTTCACACCGACGCCGAAGCCGGGCACCGCGGACGCCGGCGCCGTCGCCGCGGCGATCCAGAAGACCGAGGCCCGCATCCGGGCGCGCACGGCCAAGCTCGCGGGGTTCGTCACCGCGTCGTTTGACACGAACCGCGATCGCTGGGTCGCGGAACTGGCCGGGGACCTGACCCCGCTCCTCGGACAGGACGAGGCAGGCCTCGTGGCCACCCAGACGCTCGCGTCGCTGCGCCAGCGCCTCGAAGTGGAGGACCTCCATGCCGCTTGAACTCAAGATCATGATGGACGACGCCGGCCAGGTCACGATGTCCGGCCCGATCGAGAACAAGATCCTCTGTTACGGCCTGCTCGAGGTCGCGCGCGACGGGATCGCGGAGCATCACGCGAACGCGGCAAAGCAGCTCGTCCAGCCAGCCGGCCCCTTGCGGTTCCCGCCGCCGCCGGCGAGAGGGAACGGGCATGGCTGATCGCTACGCCCACGTCCTCGGCTTTGCGCTCGAGACGCCGTGGGCGGTGTCGCGGCCGATGCTCGCGGTGATCGCCGGCATCATCGCGAGCCACGTCGCCGGACAACACGCGACCGAGACCGAGATCGCCGCCGCGCTGGTCAACCGCAAGAACCTGCCGCAGCCGACCGCCGGCGGCGGCGTCGCCGTGATCCCGATTTCCGGCGTCATTGCGCCGCGGATGAACCTGCTGTCGGACGTCAGCGGCGGCGCGACGTTCGAAGGGTTGTCCGCGCAGCTGCGCGAGGTGATGGCCAACAAGGCCGTCAAGACCGTCATCCTCGACATCGATTCCCCGGGCGGCAGCGTCGCCGGGATGACCGAGTTCGCGAACGAGGTGATGGCAGCCCGGACGAAGAAATCCATCATCGCGCAAATCCAGTACCTCGGCGCGAGCGCGGCCTACGGGATCGCGGCCGCGGCCACCGAAATCGTGGCGGCCCCCTCCGCGATGGTCGGCTCCGTGGGCGTCTACGGCGCGCACGACGACATCAGCGCGTCGCTCGAGAAGCTCGGCGTCAAGCGCACCTACGTCTCGGCGGGGAAGGGCAAGGTCGACGCGCTCGACGGGCCCCTCAGCGACGAGACGCGCGCCCGGATGCAGACCGTGATCGATGCCGCGTACGGCCGCATGGTCGGCGGCATCGTCAAAGGCCGCGGCAAGGGCACGACGGCCGACCAGGTCCGCAACGACTGGAAGGCGCTCGTCTACGGCGCCGACGAAGCCCTCGCGCTCGGGATGATCGACGCGATCGCTACGTTCGACCAAACCCTTGCGCGCGTGATGACCACGCCGCCCAATCCCGGCACGTCGGCGCTCGACACGGCCCAGGAGCTGGCAACAGCCACGGCCCAGGATCGAACGACGGATGTGGCCTGGCAGAACGGCATCGAGGCCGCGCTGCTCGAACTCGAACTCTGACGGAGATCCCCTCATGGATAGAATCCCGCTCTCGCGCGCCGTCCCGATCTACCTGGCGGCCGTGATCCTGGCCATTGCCGGCCAGCCGCTCAACGTCTACGACTTCCATGCGCGAGGCCTCGGCACCGAGACGTTCGAGCCGTGGCGCACGACGATCTCCGCCGGCATCACGCGGGTCACCAGCGCGCTGCGCGTCCTCGGCCAGTTCCTCTGGCCCCACCGCCAGGCGCTCGCCGGCGCCGCCGCGCTGCTCGCCGTCGTGATCCTCGTGCCGCATCCCGCGCACGCGCACGGTCTGACGCTCGGCCTCATCGGCGGCCGCGCCGTCACGCAGATCGAAAGCGATCTGAAGGCCGTCTCGGCGAAGGCGAAGGCCCTCCTCGAGACCCAGATGCGCGCCTGCGCCGAGGCCGTGGTCACGCCGGCGTCGGCGGACGGGAGGACGCCCGCCGTCCTCGGCCGCTTGCGCACCGACGCGGAACGCGCCGAGGTCCAGGCGATCCTCGACGAGGGGAAAGCCCTCCGGGGGCAGCTCGATCGCGCCCAGGGCGACGCGAACCAGACCGCCGAGATCGGCCGGCTCCTCGAGGGGATGGTCCCCAATCAGACGCAGGCCGGAGACGGTCGGCAGCCGGCGATGAAGTCGCTCGGGACGCAGCTCGTCGAGAACCCACAGTGGCAGGCGTTCATCAAGAGCGGCGGCCACCGGGCGGGCTCCGCCTGGGCCTCGCCGTCGATCGAACTGATGGCCACGACCCTCGACACGACGTCGGGATCGGGCGGCCAGTTGATCATCACCGACTACCAGCCGGGGATCCTGCCGCTGCTCTTCAAGCGGCTGATGGTCGCGGACCTCATCGCGCCGGGCACGACCATCGCGAACTCGATCACGTACTTCAAGGAAACGACCTTCACGAACGCGGCCGCGGCCGTGGCGGAAGGGACGACCAAGCCGGAGTCCACGCTCGTCTTCGCGCAGCAGACCGACAACGTCCACAAGATCGCGCACTGGCTGCCGGTGACCGAGGAAATGCTCGAAGACGTCGAGCAGATCCGCTCCTACGTCGACATGCGGCTGCGGCTCGGCGTCGCGCTGGCCGAAGAGGATCAGCTCCTCAACGGCGCCGGCACCGGCGCCAACATCCAGGGCATCCTGCTGCGGATCGGCCTCACGCCGGCGCAGGCGCGGGGCGCGGACACGAACGCGGACGCGATCTTCAAGCAGATCACGACGATCGCCACGACCGTGTTCATCCAGCCCGACGGGATCGTGATGAACCCGGCGAACTGGCAAACGATCCAGCTGATGAAGACCTCGACCGGCGCGTACTACGGCAGCGGGCCGTTCGGGATGGCGCAGGGCGGCATCGGCACCGACGGCGTGCTCTGGGGCCTGCCCGTCGCGCGCACGCCCTCGATCGTCGCGAACACCGCGCTCGTCGGCGCGTTCCGTCAGGCGTCGCAGTTCTTCCGCAAGGGCGGCCTGCGCGTCGAAGCCTCCAACAGCCACGCGGACTTCTTCGTGAAGAACCTCGTGGCGATCCGCGCGGAAGAGCGCGGCGCGCTGGCCGTCTATCGGCCGGCGGCGTTCGGGACCGTCACGGGCCTCAACTAGAGGCGATCGCTTCACTGGCGACGGCGCCGCGGGGCGTCGTCGCCGCGGCTTCTGGTTGTGCTTTTAGGAGAAACAGACATGGGAACTCGCTATGACGGCGGCCTCAACCGCTACGTGTATTCGGACAGCGCGGTGCCGGTCCTGTTGTCGCTGCGCACGCGCGTCACGCTGGCGCAGCTCAATGCCGGGATCACCCTGCTGCCGGCGCTGACCAACTTCAGCTATCGGCTCAAATCCGTCGCGATGATCGCGGTCGGGGGCGCGGCGGCGGGTGGCACCTCGGCCAACGTCATCGGCACGCGCGCGGCGTCGCCCGTGCAGCTCATCGTGGCCGCGGTGGCGCGGCTCACGCAGAGCCTGATGGCGGTGTGCGGCACGCCGTTCGCGACGGCCGGCGCTGAAACGCTGACCACGTTGGCCGACGGCGCCTCGTGGGCGGCGCTCGACGTCAACACACCGATCACGTGCATCACGGTCGGCTCCGCGATGACGACGTTGACGAACCTCGACGTCTTGCTCGACTTCTTCATCGACGGGTAAGTCCCCGTCGACGACGCGCACCTCTCGATTCGCTTGGACGCGCGCGGCCCCGCGTCGCGCGCGTCCCGCTCGTGAACTCGTCACGTCACAGGAGACCGTCACATGAACGACCAGCCTGGATCCTCAAACGCCCCCGCCGACGCCGATCCGTTCGGGCGCAACGACGACGGCACCATCAAGAACCCGCAGCCGGCGCATCCCGATCACGTCGCGTCGGCGAAGGCCGAGGCGGAGAAGAAGCCCGACGCGCACGCGGACGAACCGAAGTAGCCCCATGTTCCGTCAGGACCCCGGCCCCTGTCCGATCTGCGGCCAGGCGCATAGCGCCTGCACGACGGACAGTGGGCCGATCACCCAGGTGCAGCTCCCACAGCGCGACGCGCTGCAGCTGCAGGACGCCACGGCGCCGCCGGCGGAGCTCGCGCCGGCGCCCGTCGAGTCCGAGTCGGTGCCCGTGCCGTTCTCGACGGCCGAGTACAGCCGCGCGAAGCACGGCCCGACGAGGCGCCATTAGTGCCCTTCATCCAGCCGCCGTTCTGGTCGCGCGATCTCAACGCCTACGGTGGGCGCTGGCCCCAGCACGTCTCGGTGAGCCTAGTCACGCCGGCGGCGGCGGAACCGCTGACGCTCGCGGAGGCGAAGAGCCAGGTCCGCCTGGACCCCTCGGCCGCCGAGCCTGGACCCGCGACCCCGCTCACCGTGGCCCTGGCCGGCCTCGGCGCCGGCGTCTGCGACAACGGCGCGCATCGCGTCGCCTGTTCGTTCGTCACGGCCGCCGGGGAAACGCCGCCCGGGCCGTTGTCGGCCCCAATCACCATCGTCGACAAGACCGTCAACGGCCAGATCGCCGTCTCCGGGATCCCCGCGGGGAGTCCCGCGGTGCTGACCGTGAAGTTGTGGATGACGGCGATCGCCGGCGCGCTCGGGCCGCTGCTCTACGCCGGCGTCGTGAATAACGGCGTCACGACGGCCACGATCAACCTGGCCGACGGAAGTCTCGGGGCGTCGGCCCCGGCCGTCAACACCGCCCTCGATACGAGCGAGCTGGCGAAGTGGATCTCGGCCGCGCGGATGGACACCGAGGTCTACACCAGCTGCTGCTGGATGCAGCAGGGCGTCGACGTGCGGTTCTCGCATTTCCCGTTTGACCGGAGTCCGCTCGTCCTGCCGATCCGGCCCCTCGTCCCCGGCGCGACGGTCAGCATCGACTACATCGACGCGAGCGGCGCGCCCCAGACGCTCGACCCGGCGACCTACGTCGTCGACGCGTCGGCGCCGATCGGCGGCGTGCCCGAGCCGGGCCGGATCATGCTCGCGTTCGGGACGTTCTACTGGCCGTTCCCGCCGGCGATGCGCGTGATCAACGGCGTCACGGTGCACTGCACCGTCGGCTACGGCGCGAGCGCCGCCACCGTCCTGCAGCAGCAGGCCGCGGTCCCGGCGACGGCGAAGACCGCGATGCAGCTGCTCCTCGCGAACTGGTGGCTCAACCGGGAAGCGGGCCAGATCATCCGGGGCTCGGCCGACATCCTGCCGTACGGCGTCGACCGCGTGCTCGATCCCTATCGCCTCGAGGCGGTGGCCTGATGCCGACCCCGATCGGCCTGCGTCGCGAACGCGTCCGCCTCGAGCAGCTCGTGTCGGTCCCCGACGGCCAGGGCGGGCACTGGTGGGGCTGGGCGCTGCGCGCCGTCGTGTGGGCGCGCGAAGAAGCCCTCACCAGTCGTGAGGCGCTCATGGCCAAGGCCCTGACGTCGGTCCTGCAGACCGCGTGGACGATCGCGTATCGGACCGACCTCAGTATCACGGATCGGCTGGTGGTGGGGGCGCGCGTGCTGACCCTGAGCTCGTATCAGGACGTCGAGGGGCAGCGCGCCGAGCTCCGTCTGCTCGCGGCGGAGGTCCAACGATGACGGCCTCGGCGCTCGCGCCCGTCTCCGCCGCCGTCTTCGCCGCGCTGAACGTCGCCGCGCTGCTGGCGCTCGCGCCGGGCGGCGTCAGTGACGCCATCCCGCAGCCCGCGACCTATCCGCTGGTGTTCTTCGAGGTCAGCACCAGCAAGCAACTGGGGGGCTTCGGCACGTATCCGGGCCACAAAGACGTGCCCGAGTGCGAGCTGCGGATCCACGTGTTCAGCGCACAGCCGAATGTGAGCGAGGCGCAGGGGATTGTGAATGCCGCGCTCGGGTTGATCTACGTGCCGGGCGCGCTGAGCGTCGCTGGCTATACGGTCTGCGCGAACCAGCCCATGACCGACGTCCAGATCCTCAACCTCGGGGACCAGGTGATCGCCAACGTGGTCGTGCACGAAGAGGTCGCGATCGTCCGGCTCATCGTGGAGAACAACACATGAATGAGGACGATGCCCGGCGGCCCGGTCTCGTGGATGCGCAAGGGCACCCAGTGGGTCGCCGGACGGCTCCAGGGCCCGCGTCGTGCCCCGCGTGCGGCGGCGCGCGACGTCGACGCTCGAGCAACTTCGGCGAGTGGCACGACCTCTGTGCGGACTGCGGGCACGACTTTCACGGAGAACGGACGGCCGATGAGTGATGACCTGAACGGCAAGGACTATCGCGCGGCGGTCCGCCTGTCGACCAAGGACGACGAGACCCTGGCCGAGGTGGGCGAGACGTGCGAGCGCGTGCCCGTCGTGAGTCTCGCGCCGCTCCTCGCGAGCCGAAAGATCGTGCCGATCGCCGCCGCGGCGTCGGCTGAGGAACCAACAGCATGAGCGGGAAAGTCGGCTCCGCGGATTTCGGCGCCCTCTACGTGGACGGGTACGACCTGCTCGCGTCGAAGCTCCAGGGCTTCACGCACAAGGTGGCCTCGGGGATGACGCCGACGCATGGCCTGGGCGACAAGACCTCGGCGAAGAGCCCGACCGGCGTCAGCACGCTCACGATCACGCAGTCCGGCGGGTTTTTCGACGACAGCCAGAACGGGGCCCATGTCCTGCTCGCGCCCGTCGCGAATCTGCAGGTGAGCCGGCTGCTCGCGGCCGCCTTCGCCGGCAACGCGATCGGCAAGGAATTCCTCGGGGCCTCGGGCGTCTATGGCATGACCTACGAGGTCCTCGGGCAGATCCCGCAGCTGACGAAAGCCAACGTCGGGTACGAGGTCGCGGGCACGCTCGACCGCGGCGTCATCCTCAACCAGGCCGTCTCGAAGGTGGCGAGCTGGAACACGAAGACCGACGGCTTCTCGGTGGACTACGCCCTCGATCCGTCGCAGCCGACCATCCCGATCGTCTCGAACACGCTCGCGAATCCGACCGTGATCACGACCGCCCTCCCGCATGGGCGGACGACCGGCGACCTGATTCTCATCACCGGGAACATCACCTCGAGTCCGTCGATCAACGGCCCCACCACCTACGCAGTCACCGTGCTCTCGCCGACCACGTTCTCGATTCCGGTGAACTGCACGACCGGCGGCACGGGCGGATCGTTTGTCCGGGCGAACAGCGCGAACGGCGGCGCCGGCATCCAAATGATCCCCGCACTGGCGGGCTTCACCGGCTTCGTCGGGAAGATTCGCGATTCCCCGGACGACATCACCTACGGCGATCTCCTCACGTTCACGAACGTCACCGCGGCGCCCGCGGCTGAGCGGCTGACCAACGTCGCCGATACCGTGGTTGATCGCTATCTCTGTTACACGGGCACGCCCACCGGCGCCGGCAGCGTGACCGCGTTCGTCGGCTTCGCGCGGGCGTAAACCGTTTTCTTTGTGTAAAGGCAAGGGGGTAGCGACATGGCGACCGGCAAACACGGCCCAGGCGAAATCACCATCACGTATGACGATGGCCCCGGCGGCAGCCCGCGGCTCATCACCGGGTTCGTGCTGACGTTCGGGGGCGTGAAGATCACCTCGAAGATGCAGGCCTCGACGGCCTACGGCATGACCGTCACGGCGAAACTGCCGACCGGGATCTCGGAGCTCGCCGATATTCCGATCACGGGCTTCTGGGACGACACGACGGTCACCGGCCCGCATGTCGTCTTCCTCGCGCCCGATACGTCGCCCCAGGCCGCCACGCGCACGCTGGCGATCGTCTTCGGCAACGCGAAGACCTGGACGTCGGAAGGGTACCTCGTGGACTACGAGGTGATCGGGAAGGTCAACGCGCTGACCGAGTTCAAGGCGACGCTCTGCCAGAACTCCGGCGCCTGGTCGTAACCGCATGGCGAGCCCCTTCGCCTCGCAGTCGATCGAGACGATCCCGATCCCGGCGGACCCGAGCGCGACGGTCACGATCCGGAAACTCACCGGCGGCGAGCTCGACGCGGCCCAGGCGGCGCACCTCAAGTCGACGCTGGCCGGCCAGTGGGCGCCGCACGGCTGGGCGGCCCGGTTCCAGCGGCAACTCGCGAAGGGGATCGCCACCGTGGCGGATGTCGCGGCGGGGCTCGCCGACCCGCTCAACGGCTACGACCGGCTCGCGCTCGTCACGGCGGGCCTGGTGGCGTGGAGCTACACGGATCCGCCGCTGTCGCCGGCGGCGATCGGGGATCTCGACGACGAGAGCCTGGAGTACTTCGCGCGCGAGATCCTCCGTCGGACGAAGCCGGCGCTCTTCCAGACCCCGGAGGTTGCGAAGGCCGACGAAAAAGAGTTGCCGGCGGCTGCATCGCTGGCTTGAGGCCGGGTCGGAGCAGTCGCCTGCGTTGCACGTCTCGCCGTTTACGTACTACGTGAGCCGCCTCTGTGACGAGTTTCCGGGGCGGCTGCCGACGGAGATCTTCGCCGAGCGGGATCGGCTCCCGGTCGGGTTCCTCGAGGAGGTGATCGCGTCGCGCCACTTCGCGCGGGCTGTCGCGACCTATCAGCAGAACCCGGCGGCCAGGAGCGGCCTGATCGACCTGGTGCGGGAATTCGACTTCGAGCTCGGACAGATCGCCGTCGACGACGCGACGAACACACATGAATAGCATCACGTTCGACATGGACGCCACGAAGCTGCTGGCGGCCTTCGATTTCGTCACGGAAGCGATCCGGCTCCCGACGCTCGAAGCCTGCCACGTGACGGCCGACAACATCGCGACCGAAGCCCGGGCGCGGGTGGCCCGACGGGGTCCGAATCCGACGCAGGCGCAACTCGCGCGGCCGCCGATCGAGGACTTGATCTTCGTCCAGCCGATGCGGAACGGGACCGGGTATGTCGTGATCGTCCAAGTGCCCGGCGAGGATCCCTATTTGCCCTGGCAGCTGGAGTTTGGCACGCAGGACATGGCGCAGCGCCCGTTCTTCTTCGCGCCGGCCGTGCTCGAGCAAGCGGCACATCTCCGGCGGCTCCAGGACGCGCAGCAAGCCGGCATCGATGCCGTGGGATTGGGGGCCTAGATGGCGACCGATCCCCAGATGTTCATCAAGATCGCCGCCAACATCGAGGACCTGAAAACCGCGATGGCGCAAGCGCGGCAGGCGGTCCTCGACCAGACCGAGGCCACGAAGGCGGCGACCGCGGCAAGCGGCGGCTGGTCGTCCATCCTCGACACCCTCGGCGGGAGCTTCGTCGCGCGCGTGGCGGAGGGGCAACTCCTGCGCGATGCCATCCGCGAGATCCTCAGCGGCGTCGTCGACCTGGTCGAAGCCTTCCCGCACCTCCTGGAGCACACCATCGCGGTCGGCAACTCCCTGTTCGAAATGGCGATGAAGACCGGGTCGTCCGTCGAAGGGTTGAGCGCGCTGCGCTACGTCGCGAGTCAGACGGGGATCGACTTCAACACCTTCGGCACGACGATCGCGATGCTCGAGAAGAACCTCGGGGCGACCGGCGCCGCGGGCGACAAGGTGAGCGTCGCGCTCAAGGGGATGGGCCTCGATCTCGGCACGGTGAAGAATCTGCGGCCCGACGAGGCGTTCATCACGGTCGCCCAGGCGCTCTCCCAGGTCAGCAACAACGCCGACAAGGCGCACGACGCGGCGCTGCTGATGGGCAAGGGCGCGAAAGACATGGGGGCGCTCTGGCACGAGAGCATCAACCCGATGATCCAGGAGGCGAAGGATCTCGGCCTCGTGATGTCGACCGAGACGGCCGCGGGCGCGCACCTGGCCGAGATCGGCTTCCAGTCGCTCCAAATGCAGCTCGAGGGCCTCGGGATGCACATCGCGTCCGCGTTCCTCCCGGCCATCATCGGGATCGAAGGCGATCTCGGCACCGGGCTGCACGACGCCGTCACCACGCTGAACGGGTCACTCGGCGATCTCGGCGGCGAGAGCGGTGGGTTCGCACTCGTCGCCCGCGCGATGGGGAAGGGCGCCGACGCGACGAAAGCCCAGCTCGCGATTTACGACGACCTAAAGGCGGGGCTGATCGGCGTGGTCCGGAATGGCCTCGAACCGCTCGTGACCGGGTTTGCGTACGGGATGGTGCTCTTCGATGCGACGAAGGTCCTCGTCGGCGACGTCGTCCAGGTCATCAACTATCTCGCGCTCGGCTACGAAAAAGCCATGCTCGCGCTCGAGGAGTTCACCCGCCTCGGGACGTCGGGCGCGGCGCGGCAGACCTTCGACATCCAGATCGCCGGGACGCAGGGCGTCATCGACGGGCTGCAAAAAGAGATCACCGCGCGCGGCGCCTCGATCGCCGCCGACAAGAAATCCGAGGGCGACTGGCTCGACTGGTCGATCACCGCGCACGCCGCGATCGAAACCTCCCTGACCGCCATCGGGAAGGCGCACACGGACGTCGGGACAAAAATGAAAGAGATGGCCGACGTCAGCCGGGCCTCGTACGGTTCGGCCGGCGCCGACGTCGACACGCTCAGCAAGAAGGACCAGGCCGCGCACACGGAGTTCCTGAAGCTGCAGGCTGACTACGCGGATGCCGTGATCAAGCGCAGCGGCACGACGACCGAGATCGAGATCGCGAACATCGACAAGACCTACACGAAGCTGATCGTGTCGCTGCAGGCCAGCGGGAAATACAGCGACGAGGTCGCCGCGCAGGTCGCGATCAACTGGGCACAGGCCCTGAACGGCGTCGGCATCAACTGGGCGGATCTCCGGAAGCACGCCAGCGACGAGCTCGTGGACCTCGCGGGTCGCGCGCACGCGACATACGACGCGGCGCTCGCCGATTCGGGCAACTTCTCGAACAAGGCGATCCTCCACTTCCATGATCTGAAGGTGGCCGCCGATGCCGCTCTGAATGGCATCGTGATCGACTGGAAGGCGCTCGACACGACGGCGATCCAAACCCTGCAGGACACCCTCGCCAACGCTCAGGCGACCTTCGATGAAGCGACCTCCGGCTCGCGCGCCTTCTCGGCGGCGTCGATCCAGCATTTCCGCGACGTGCGCGATGCGGCGATCTCGGCGCTCCATGAAACCGCCGACGAACACCAGGCGATGTTCGTCCACATGCGCGACGACGTCGACAAGACCAGTTTTGAGTACCAAAGCTGGCTCGCGAACGTGGCGACGGCCGCCGACAAGGCCGCCCTGGCGCTGAGCGGGATGAAAGGGCAGACCTCCGATGCGGCGCAGGCGGCGCAGGATGCGCTGATCGAGGCGTCGGGGATGTACACGCTCGACGACAAGGGCCATGCCCACAAGGTGCAGTCGATCACGACCACCCTCACCGGGAACGTCACGCCCGTGTCGGACGCCGAAGCCGGGAACAAGTCGCAACTGCAGACAGCGATCGATGCGCTCACGCGGATGACGGCGGCATGGAACGGAGCCCCGCCAATCAATGCGGAGGGGCTCACCGCCGACAACTATTCCCAGGCCGCCGCCGCCCAACGAGCCGCGATCCAGGCGCACGAGGATCAGGTCGCGCAGCTGGCCTATCTGCAGAAGTTGTTCGCGATCGCGCCGGCCGCGGCCACGACGCCGGCGGCGGCGACGACCCCGGCAACGACGCCGACCTCGACGCCGGCGCCCCTCGCGGTCGGTGGCGCGGGGGCCTCCTTCTACCCGACCGGCAGTACGCCGTGGGACGAACTCAACGCGGAGCAGGCGCAGCTCTTCCTGGCGGGGCAGCAGAACACGCCGGCGTACAAACACCTCATCAACCTCATGATCCCGCTGTGGCCGGCCGCCGGGTACGGCCCGCCGCCGGCGCCGTTCCCGGGGTATGCCGGCGGCGTGCAGAACGCGCCCGGCGGGTGGTCGATGATCGGCGAGCGCGGGCCCGAACCGATGTATGTCCCGCCGGGCGCGAACATCTACCCGACCGGGAGCGCGCCCGGCGGCACGAGCATCAGCATCGTGGTGCAGGTGACGCAGCCGCTCGGGACACCGGACGCGATCGGGCGGGTCGTGCTGCCCGCGGTGATGACCGCGCTGCGCAATCAGGGCGTGCGGCTCGGGGTGGGGATCTAATGGCGAGCCTCCGCCGGCACGAAGGGTATCTCCTCCTCGACAACTCCGTCTCGGGCGGCGCGCGCGTGGAGTCGGCGACGATCACCTGCGCGCACTGCCACGCGATCGTCGTCCTGAACCCGCAGCGCACCCGGCCGCGGGCCTACTGCCAGAAATGCGATCACTACGTCTGCGACAGCCTCCGCTGCGCGACGGCGTGTGACCCGCTGAACCACGTCTTCGACCGGCTGCAGAACGCCGCCGCGCGACATCTCGGAAAGGAATAGGGACATCACATGGCCAAACGATCCTTCAAGTTGTCGGGGTGGACGCCCGTCGGCGTGCTCGACACGGCGAACTACACCGACAACGGCTACCAGGCCCTGATCGGCGGCTCGACGACGCAGCGCATCAACATCATCGAAGTCGAGATCGGGGGCTTGGCGAGCGTGACCTCGCCGTGCCCGATGATCCTGGCGCGCGATTCCACGGTCGAGATCACGCCGACCGCGCTCGGGGCGGGGCAGTCCGATGCGTCCTTTGATCCGGCCTCGGCCGCGCTGGCGGCGCCGCCGATCGCGTTCACCGCCAGCACGACGAAGCCGCAGCGGAGCGCGACGCTCGGGCTCCTGGCGCTCGCGTTCAACGCCTTCGGTGGCGTCGTGCGCTGGCAGGCGGCGCCGGGCGAAGAGATCGGGCTGCTCGGGAACACCGCGTCCTTCGGCGAGGTGAGCCTGAGCTGCTACACCGGCGGGACGCCGGGCCTGGTCGCGAGCCACATCATCTACGAGCCCCTCTAACGCCGCGGCTGCGGATCTTCCGGCATGGCGATTGCGCTGCTCGCGTCGGCGACGGGTCAAGGGGCGAATGCTGCGACCAGCGCCGCGATCGACACGACCGGCGCGACGCTGCTCGTCGCGGTGGTGGGGTGGGATCTCGGGACCACGCCGACGATCGCGGATAGCAAGTCGAATAGCTGGACCGCGTGCACGATCCGGTCGAGCAGTATCGGCAGCGTCTGCATCTTCTACTCGACGCCGACCACCGTCGGCGCGAGTCACACCGTCACCGCGACCGCGAGTGGCCTCGAACCCGGGATCGCGGTCGCGGCGTTCTCGGGGGCCGCGGCGAGCTCGGTCTTCGATCAGGAGAATGGCGCCGCGAACGATGCGAGCGCCACGCTGGCCACGGGGAGCGTCACGCCCGGGCAGGCGAACGAACTCCTGATCGCGGGCATCGCGACGGTCGGGTCGAATACCCCGTCGAGCATCGACACCGGGTTCACGTTCGATGGAAAGTCGAGCGACGCGGGGTTCACCCATACCGGGATTGCCCACCTCATCGAGACCACCGCGACCGCGAAAAACCCCACCTGGACGCAGGGGGGCGCCTCGAATATTGCCGTCGCGATCGCGACGTTCAAGATGGCCGTGGTCGTCCCGCTCCCGGCCGGGGGCGCGATCTTCACGCCGCCGGTGCGCGCGGTCCCGCGCCCCAGCTACGGCTTCCTGTCGTCGCTCAACCTGCCGCTCGTCCTCTATGTCCCGCCGCCGCCGCCGGCGATCGCGACCTACGGCTGGCATTGGCCCAATCCGATGCGCGTGCCGAACACGACCGCCGCGCAGCGCGGGTTCGTGCAGAGCCTCAACATCCCGTTGCTGGCCGACTACTTCTATGCCCTGGTCTACGTGTCGGTCGGGGGGATTCCGCGGGCGCAAGGGCACACGGGCGCGGGCTCGATCGACTTCGAGACGCTGACGATCACCGACATCCTGGATGAGACGCCGAACACCTGCACGTTCACGGCGCGGGGGTTTGTGCCCGTGGCCGGCCAGGAGGTGATCGTCACGCTCGGCTCAGCGACCCGCCAGAATCCGGCGCGGCTCTTCGCGGGGACGATCCTCAACGTCACGCCGGACTACAGCGGCGGCCCGCTCAACACGTTCTATACCGTGAACTGCATCGACTGGACCTGGCAGTTGAACCGGCGCAAGGTCAACGCGCGGTATACGACCACGCCGGTGTGGGCGATCGCGCAGGACCTCATTGCGAACAACGCGCCAGGCTTCACGGCGGCCGGCTGCACGTCGGCGTACGTGATCGATGTCATCACGTTCACCAACCAGGACCTCTCGGCGTGTTTGACGCAGCTCGCGCGGCGCGCCGGCGTGCCGTGGAACATCGACGCGTACAAGGATTGCCGGATGCCCGCGACGGACGGGACCGTGCCGATCCCGCTCACGCCGGCGCATCCCTCGCTGACCGCGTTCAGCAGCCGCAGCGATCTGGGGCAGTGGATCACGCGGACGTTCTCGGAAGGCGGTGGCGGGACGGCCGCGGCCGCGGTCGCCGTCGGCGAAACGATCCTGCCTGTGACGGACGCGTCGTGGTACGAGGATGTCGTCGGGGTCGTGGCGTGCGGGCCGCAGCGGATCGTCTACGCCGGCCGGACGCTCGGCGGGGGCGGCGGCCTGGTCGGGCCCGGGGCGTCGCCGACGGCCGCGCCGGCGATGGCCATCGCCGGCGGCGGCGGCGTCGAGACAGGCAGTCACGACTACGCGGTGACGTTTGTCACGGCCGCGGGCGAGTCGATTCCCGGTCCGCGTGCGACGATCGCCGTCGGCACGATCGCGGCGCCGGCGAGCGCCCCGACGCCCGGTTCGCCGACGGCGGGCGGGTCGCTCAACGTTACCGACGGCGATCACCGCTATGCGGTCACCTTCGTGACGGCCGCCGGGGAAACGACCGGCAGTCCCTTGAGTGGGATCGTGACGGCCCACACGGACACCGGCACGACGATCACCGATCCGGCGACGGCGCCGACGGTGGGGACGCCCGGGACCGGCGGCGCGCTCGATACGGGATCACATGAATGGGTCGCCACCTTCGTCGGGGGGGCGGGCGAGACGCTGGCCGGCCCGGTCAGTAGCGCCGTGGCGGTGGGCGCCCCCGCGCCAACGGTGGCGCCGACGTTCTTCCAGAGCGCGGGCCTGAGTTCGAACGGCCCGTATACCCCGAACACGCCGACGCTCCGCTACACGTTCATGTACGGCTCGGTGGAATCCCTGCCGACCGCGGGCGTCGCGATCTCCCTCGACGGGACGCACGGCTGGACGGTGACGATTCCCACCGGCGGCGCCGGGGTCACGTCGCGGCGGGTGTACGTGAACGCGCCCGGCTATACGACCGGGGAGCGGTTCCGCGACCTCGGGAACAATACGACGACCGGCCTCAACGACTTTTTCTATGCGGGCGACAGCGCCGGCTCGCCCCCCTCGACCGACCAGTCGACCGCGAGTGTGCCGCTGACGAATATTCCCACCAGCGCGCAGAGCATCACGAGCCGCAAGCTCTATCGGCGGTTCAACGGCGCGGGCACGTTCAAGTACGTCGCCACGATCAGCGGGAACGCCACGACGACCTACACCGACACGGCCGCGAACAGTGCGCTCGGCGCCGACGCGCCCTCGTCCAACACGACCGCCGGCTCGGTCGATTACAGCGTCGTGCCGTTGACGGGGATTCCGATCGGCGGCGCGCTCGTGACGTCGCGCAAGCTGTACCGCACGCAGGCGGGCGGCTCGCAGTTGATGCTCGTGGCGACGATCGCGAACAACACCGCGACGACCTACAGCGACAGCACGCGCGACGGCCTGCTCGGCGCGAACATCCCGACGTCGAACACGGCGGCCGCGAATCAGGTGGCGGTGTCGGCCATCCAGATCGGCGGGGCGACCGTCACGAGCCGCAAGGTGTATCGCACCGCGGCGGGCGGGTCGCAGTTGAAGCTCCTCACCACGCTCGCGGACAACACGACCACGACCTACGCCGACAGCACCGCCGACGCGAGTCTGGGCGCGAACGTCCCGGCGGGGGATACCTCCGGCCTCACGCAGCCCAACGGCCAGGTGGCCGCCGGCGCGACGACGCTGATCGTCGCCGGCACGAGTGCGTTCGCGGCGGGCGGCGGGTGGGCCGTCATCGGGAACGGCCAGCAAGTCATCCGCTATACCGGCGTGACGGCGACGGGGCTGACCGGGATCCCCGCCGTCGGCGCCGGCGCGATTGTCGCGAGCATCGGCTACAACTCGACCGTCACCGCCGCGCCGCAGCTGATCGGGATCCCGGCGAGCGGACCCGGATCCATCCTCTACGCGATCGTCAAGGGCGATCCGGTCAACCTGGTCGTCCAGGTCGACGACGTGGCCGGCCAGGCCGCGCGCTCGACCCTGCTCGATCCGTTCAACCTCCTCGGCGGCGCCGCGGGCATTCAAGAGGATTACCAGCAGGACGGGCGCATCGGGCACGCGGAAGCCGTGGCCCGCGCCACGGCGCGCCTGCAGCTGCAGGGCGCGATCGCGGTCAGCATCAGTTACACCGTGCGCGATCCCCTGCAGCAGTCCGGCCGGTTCCAAGCGGTCGATTTGCCGGCGCCGACGAGTGTCACCGGCACCTTCAAGATCCAGCAGGTGGTGATTTCGCAGTTCTCGGCCTCGCCGTTGCTCTTCCCGACTTATGTCGCGAGCGCGTCGACGGCGCGCTATTCCTTCGAGCAGCTGCTCGCGTCCTTGAGAACCCCATGACCGATACCCGCACCTATTACGCGATCTCGTTGCTCAGCAGCCGGACGTTCTGGTTCAACGCGGCGACGCTCGTCCTCGCGGCGCTGCAGCTCACGGAGGTCGTCACGCTGATCCCGCCGCGGTTCCTGCCGCTGCAGCTCGCGATCGTCGCCGTCGGCAACGTGTGGCTGCGGACGCTGACGGTCCGGCCGGCCGCCTTCATCGCGCCGGGGACGACCACTCCTGTGGCGGTGGTGAAGATGGACGCCGGCGCGCCGGCGGCGTTGAAGGATTAAGCCCAATGCCTGAACAGCCCACCGCAGACACGGACGTCGTGACCCGGCTGACGCGGGTCGAGACGGTCGTCGACGAGCGCGATCGCCTGTATGACACGCGGTTCAAGGCCGCCGAGACGGCGGTGGCCGCCGCGCTGGCCGCCCAGGAAAAGGCCGTGGGCGCCGCGCTGGCCGCCCAGGAGAAACAGACCGCGTCGTCGTTTCTGGCCTCGGAGAAAGCGATCGTGAAAGCGGAGGACGCGCAAAAGGATTACAACTCGCGGTCGAACGAATTCCGCGGGCAACTCGACGACCAGGCGAAGACCCTCATGCCGCGCACCGAAGTCAACACGATGATTCGCGCGCTCGAAGACAAAATCGTGACGGCCGACACCGATCGCGAGAAGAAATTCGACATCGTCACCAAGGACATCGCCGCGCTGCGCGAGTCGCGATCGAATCTCGACGGCCGGCTGATGGTGATCGGCATCGCCGGCGCCGCGCTGATCGCCATGCTGGTGTCGCTCGTGTCGGCCGGGGCGCTCACGTTCTTTCGATCGAGCCCGGTGCCGCCCCAGGTCGTGATCGTGCCGGCGACGGCGACCCCAGTCCCGCCGGCGTCGACGACGACGACCACGGTGCCGCGATGAGCGCCTATCGCGCGGAGATCGAAACCGCCGCGGCCGCGCACGGGCTCGACCCGGATCTCGTGCAAGCCGTGGTGGAGCAGGAGTCCGCGTACAAGTTCTTCGCCTACCGCTTCGAGCCGGCGTTCTTCACCCGGTACCTCGCGAGTCACGTCGCGTACGCCAGCCGCGAGCCGCTGGAAGTCTCGGCGTCGTACGGCCTGATGCAGATCATGTTCTCGACGGCGGTGGAGCAGGGCTACACGGGGGATCCGTGGGGGCTGTTCGCGCCGGCCGTCTCGCTGGAATTCGGCTGCCGCCTCCTCGCGGCGAACGTCGAATGGGCACGGCAAACGTATACCGGGCTGACGACGATCGCGGACACGAAGATCCGCGCCTCCGCGCTGGCCGCGTACAACGGCGGCCGCGGCGGCAACGCGCCCGATGACCTCCTCGATCGCAATCACGGGTACGCCGACCAGGTGATCGCCCGGTATCTGCGGATCCGCCAGAGGGCCGTATGACGCACGACCTGATCGCCGGCGCGATCGGCGGGGATCTGTGGCCGTCGGGCGCGTTCGTGATCGTCATCCAGGGGTCGCACATCGAGACGCATTGGGGGCGCGTCGCGTTTCCGCCCGGTGAAACCTACGGCATCCTCTATCCCCGCTGCACTGAGGCGGGCGGCTTCCGGTTCGTCGGCCAGGCGCACGACGTCGCCGGCGTGACGTGGGAATACCTCAACGACGCGTGGGTGGCGCGCGGGCCGTCCAATGGGACGCAGGGCGCGATCTACGATCTCCTCGGCGGGCTGCACCTCATCGCGCCGGGCCCGGGCGCGACCTCGCAGGGCTATCGCACCGTCGTCGACGACGGCACGCCGGCGGGGCGCCTCGTCCTCGGCGATGCGACGCTCGGCCCGCGCGGCGGACTGCACGAATACACCGATCTGAGCGACGCGCAGGACGGATCCCTCCTCATCGGGCAGGGGAGCGTCCCGGAGGGCGTGCTGGTCAACGATGCCGGGACGCTGCGCGTCCTCGCGCTTGGGCCCTGCAAATGGATCCAGGCGCGGCGGGACAGGGAAGCGGTCGCGATCACCTTCCGCAATCTGGTCGGGATCGTGCCGATCCAGACCACGCGCGCGGAGCTGCGGGCGCTGCCCGTGGCGGGCGCGCCTCCACCCGTCATCGACACGCACCCCGGCCCGATCGTCAACGCGCCCATTCCGACAGCCCAGGAGGCTCCTGTGTCTGCACCCTTTGATATCCACACCGTGACGTTCGTCGATAACCCGGCCGATCTCGCCGCGTGGCCGGAGACGGCGGTGATCACGAGTATCGATCTGTCGACCGGCCGGATCTGCGTCGACCACACCAAGCGCAGCGGCCCGAGCGCCTGGCCGGACGCGCCGTTCTCGGACGATCCCAAGGAGACCGGCACGTGCCAGTACACGCTGGGCCTCTGCCTGCAGATCAACGGGACGTGGTACGGCGCGGCGGTCATCCAGTTCTGGCAGGGGCGCGAGCTCGCGGCCGGCGGGGACGTGGCCGGGATCGCGAAGGACTGGTACTACAGCGACCGCTGGGCCCCGCTCACCGGGCATCAGCCGGCGCCGGGGGAACTGGTCGGCTGGTTCGTGGTGGCGGGCAACCTCCGGGACAACACGCGGATCGGCGTCCGGGAACGATCGAATATCGTGGTGATCCCCTTCGGGCAGAACTACACCGCGAGTGCGCCGCCGCCGGTCGACAAACAACCGGGCCCGGTGGTCAACACGCCGCCGTCCGCGCCGGCGCCGATCGCCCCGTTCGACGACAGCCGGATCCTCGCCAAGCTCGACGACGTGAAGGCGGCGATCGCACAGGCCAGCGCCGCCGACGTCGCGAAGCTCGACGAGATCAAGGTCGCCTTCATCACGAGCGCGAACGAGCTGAAACAGGAACTGCCGGCGCTGCTCACCGCGCTCGCCGGCGGCGGGGGCGCGTCGGCGCTCAGCGGGATCCTGGGCGTGTTGGGGAAAAAGAAATGAAAACGAAGGCGCCGCTCCATGTGAAGGCCACGCCGTCGACGACGCCGCTGCCGCCGGGCTTGGCCGTCGATCAGGCGCGGGCGGCCTTGCTCTCCGCCGTTCTTAACCTCGACGACGAGGGCTTCAACGCGATCGCCTGGATGATCTACCAGCAAGCGAAGACCGCCGGCGGCTTCAAAGATCGCGAGGGCTGGCTGCGCGTGCGAACCGCCGCCGAACGCCTGCCGTTTATCGCGGAGGAGCAGCGGAAGTTCGACACGGCGTACTCTCGTGCCGACGAGCATCCGCCGACCGTGGTGAAAGGCACGGACGAATGACACTTCAACCTGGCGACGTGTTGCTCTACTCGGCCACCGGCCTCTACGGGCGGATCATCGCGATCAAGACCTGGCACACCGTGGCCCACGTCGAGTGCTACGTCGGCAACGGCCAGTCCGTGGCCTCCCGCAACGGCATCGGCACGGGCCGCTACCCCCTACGCCTGACGGATCTCTGGACGCTCTGCCGCCCGCGTCAGCCCTTCGATTGCGCGAAGGCGCTGACCTGGTTCACCGCGCAACCGCATCGGCCGTACGGGTGGATCGATCTCCTCCAGTTCATCGGCGTCGACGTGCATCGCCCGGGGATTGTCTGCTCGCCCTTCGTGACGGAGTTTCTGCGCGCCGGCGATCTCGATCCGTTCAACGGGGAAGACGCCGACAAGGTCGCGCCGTTCGAGTTCGCGCTCTCGCCGGTCTTTTTCAACCTGCCGTATTCCGCGCAGGAGGCCCATGCCTGATCCGACGCCGATCTTCACGCCCGCGGCACTCTCGAAGTCGGTGCACGACACGCTCGATCAAGCGATGGTCGCGATCCCGCCGGGGCAGGATGGCGCGATCCTGATTGACGGCACCGTGACGTCGGCCGGCCGACCGGCGGCGCACGTCCTGATCGCGACCCGGATCGGGGACCACTGGCAGCTCGCGGCCGGGGCAGGGTGGGACGGCCATGCGGTCGAGGGGAAGGTGGCGATGATGGGGAGTTGGAAATGGCGCTGATGCTCGTCCTGCTCGCCCTGCTCGCGCATCCCGCGCCCACGCCGACACCCGCGTCCGCGCTCCTCGCCGCGGCGACGGCCGCGCGCTCGACCGCCTGCGATCCGACGGTCCAGGCGCACGTCTACAAGCCGCAGCGGCTGACGGTCTACGCGAAATGTGTGGCGGTCACCGGCACGATCGTCGACGCCACCCACGGGACGCGCACGGACGGCGTCCGGAAGGAAGCCGACGGCGACACCCACGGCTGGCTGAAACTGGATCCGCCCTTCGCCGCGATGGTCAACCGCGGGAACAAGAGCAACGAGGGCGGGAATCTCGTCTACGAGGTCGTCTGCTACTGGAAGCCGACGCAGGCGGATGCGGTGGCGTCATGCCCAGCCAATTATCACAACGCCGTCACGCTCGCGCCGATCGGCGCCCACGTCGAGATCGTCGGGGTGTTCGTGCGGATCCCTGACGGATGTGCGGCTGCACCTGGAGCAGCCCCTCTACGGGGAAGTCGACGGCGAACCCGTCACCATCATCGGCCAGGGCAACATGACGGGCTTCAGCCCGGTGTCGTTCTGCATCGACGGCATCGGCGAGAACGCCTGGTTGCCGACCGACAAGATCCTCATCACCGACCCGCGGTTCACGCCCGTCGGCGTCACCGCGACGACCCGCAGCCAGCGCACCAGTACGCGGTAGGGGCTCCCCACGGCACGACCGGCCGGCGCGGCCTCTGACGCGCGGCCGCGCCGGCTGTATAACTTTTTTGTTATATCGCGGCCGCGCCGGTCGATCGAGCGGCGGGCATCACGCGGGAAGACACCGACCTACGTCAGCGGGGCTCCGACGTTTCCAAGCGACCAGCTCTTCTCCGGCGCGTCCCGCCGCTCGAACCTGGTCAGTCCCGCGCGTGACAATCCGATCGGTCGCTCCGACCGGCGCGCGACACTTGGTGCGCCGGCACGGTGCCGAGGCCCGCGAGCCGACGGCGGACCCGACGGGCCTGCCACCAGCGCCTGACCTTTGTCCACCACGTCACGGGATCACCCGCATGCGCGTCACCGCGTGCACCTCGAGCCAGTGCGCGTGGTTGTTGTCCCGCCGTGGGCCGCGGGTGCCGCCGTGTCGGTGGTGGTCGTGTAGAGTTTCTTCGCGAAGTCTTTCAGCATGGGGACGCCTCCAGGAAGTTCAGACGCGCGTCGGCCATTCTACACCCCGCCGTTTAGCGGCCGACTTTCGCGTGGACCGCCGCGACGATCCGCTCGACGACGTCGCGGTACCCCTGGTCGGTCATGTGCTGGCGGTCCGCCTGGTATTCCTTGTCGCGCGTCTCCAGGTAGATCGCATCGGGATCGCGCTGCGCCCAGGTGCGCGCCTGGGCCCCGGCCCCCTCGGGATCGTCCCCGTTCACGGCGCCCAACTGCAGGACGACGATGAGGAGCCGCGGGTTCTGGGTGTCCGCGCGGACGCGGCGCACCAGGTCCGCGAGCGCCGCGGTGTAGGTGGTCGGGTGATCGAGTTCGGTATCGCCCTGCCACCACACGAACGCGTCGAAGTCGCGCCGCGCGGCGAGCAGCGGCTGCAACCCCGCCCAGCACAGGCCGGCGTAGTCGTTGTCGACGTGCGGGACATCGGCCCAGCAGGAGATGCCGGTCCCCGCCGCCGCATTGCCGGCGACCGTGGCGCGCGCCTCCAGGAACGGACGGATCCGGCCGGCGTTGCTTTGGCCCGACAGCCCGAGCACGAGCGGGGTCGACGCCGCTTGCGCGCTGCCCCCGTCCATCGCGGGCGCGGCGAACCGTGCCGCGTCGCTGACGGTGTGCAGGGACGCCGGCGAGACGCCGATGGCGGTGACCGCCTGGGGGATCGCGGCCGGGGCGATCGGACTCCCCGCGCACGCGCTGGTGAGCGTCACCACGAGGAGGGCGGGGAGGAGAGAGCGGAACATGGGACGCGCGCCTTTCAAACTGACCAATGGGTGAGGTTCACTTCTTCGCATGCTTCTTCTTCGCGCGGGCGAGGGCCGCGGCTTTCGACGCTTTCGTGGCGCGGGCGGAGCGTTCGGCTCTCGTCAGATTCGCCCAGGACTTCGCCCCGCCCAGCTTCCCGCCCTTCGCCCCCTGCTGGCGGAAGTAGTCCGCGCTGTAGGTCTTCGCCATAATCTAGGCTGGTATCCTACCATAACCGGGTTACGGTTGTGTATGTCGATTTATCTTGACCGTGAGGGGGTCTTGATGGAATACTAGGGGACATGAACAGCACGAACCCGCTCGGCGCGAACTACGGCCTTGGCATCCTGGTCGCCACCAAGGAACTCGTGATCCGGGAGACCGCGGCGCCGCACCTCCACGGGATCCCGGCCCAGCAGAACGCCACGGCCATCAGCCGGCTCTATGACCATTTGAACCGCCTGCACCTGGCGCGCATCGAAGGGGGGCAGCGATGACTCTCCAACAGCACGCCGACGTTCTCATCCACCGGGCCGCCACGTCCATCGTCGAGCCGTACGCGGTGTTCGCCTACGACCAGCCGGACGACCAGGGCGGCTCGTTTCCGATCTACACGGTCCACGGCGGCCCGCGCGACAAATCGTCCGTGACGGCGGGGACGCTCCAGCAGCTCGGGATTCCGGAGCTGGCATCATGAGCCGGTACGACTACGGCGATCCGGGGATGGACGCCACCTATTGCGACGGCCTCAGCGACCTCCGCCCAAATGCCCACTGTGAAGACTGTGACGCCCCGTTCTTCACCGCCTTCGCGGCCACGGCGAGGAAATGCGATGACTGTTGGGATGCCCGGGACGCGCACACGTCGGCGCTCGAAGAGGCGTACTTCTTGAAGCGGATGGCGAAGGCGATCCTGTCGGTGGATCTGACGAAAGTGAAAGAGGTCGCGTAATGGGAGCCTGGTTCATCAAGAGCGAGTTCAGGGACACCGACGGCAAGCCCGTCAACCGCACCGAGCGCGTGCCGGCCCTCGCGGACGTCACCGGCGAAATCACGACGGCGTTCCGGACCATCTTGTTTCAGGCACTCGCCGAAGCGGCCGACGACGAAAGCGATGTGACGGTCACGGTCGCGTATGTTGGTGAGCGATCATGACGCGCATCGGCCGACCCGACGTCGTCGACGTCGCGCTCGTGCTGGATCCGGAGGCGCCGCGCGGGCCCGTCGTCGACGTCGCCCTCGTGCCGATCGATCCGGATAACAATGGCATTGTTATCGAGGTCGCCCTCGTGCCGGTTGCCAAGCAGTCCGGTCAGTTTGACGAAAAGCTCATTTCTGAATATCGGAGCTTCCCGAAGCCGTCGACCCGGGTCACGCGCGCGATCGCGTCGCGGGCCGCGCGGGTCCTCGATCGCCGCAAGCTGGTGGCCTGGTCGTTCGCCGTGAAGTCTCGCGACGGCTGGCGCGATCGCAAGACCGGCGTCCGTCTGCGCCGCTGTCTCGAGCTCGACCCGCTCCGCGCGGAAGCCCATTCACCTGGTGAGCCGCGACGATCCGGCGGTCCGCTACGACGTCCGGAACGGGATCACCCTGAGCCTGGTCAGCCACGACGCGGTCGAGCGGGGCTTGTATCGGATCGAGGGGACGGCCTGGTTCCGCGTCGGTGGGGTGACCTACATCGACGCGTCGGCGCCGGTGCGGTTCGTGCGCGGCTGAGGGAAGAGGGACAGCTTCGGGGACAGCTTCCGCCCGCTCAACGGGTATGAACTGGACTCTTCGGGACGGTTCAGACGATCTGGCGTGATACCCGCTTGGAGAGACTTCTCGCGGGAATCGTGGAATCGTTTCGCGATTTTAGGCTGGCGTCCCCAACGGGATTCGAACCCGTGTCTTGGCCTTGAAAGGGCTAGGACGCGCTGCGTAAGTGCCGGCGCCGGCGCCCCTTGCGGGCCGGGACAGCTTTCGGGGACAGCTTTCGACCCGTCGCCCGCCCGCCGAGCTGCACGCGGGCGACCGCCGCCACGTTCACCGCCGCATGCGCGGCCGCCGTGTAGCGTGAGGTCACCGGCGACCCGGGCGCGTGCATGCCGAGCCGTCCCACCGTCGCCGTGTCGCGGGTCGCCAGGTACAGCTGCCCGAGAAACGAGTGCCGCAAATCGTAGATGGTCAGGTGCTCGGTCACGCCCGCGCGCCGCGCCGCCCGCTGAAACGATCGGTTGAGCGCCGAGGCGGCGAACGTGCCGTAGGCGTGCGCCTGGTCGAACGCCACGAGCGCCGCGCGCCCCTCGGCCGACAGCGGCAGCGTGCGCGCCTCCACGCCGCCGGCCTTCAACCGCCGTTCGAGCCGCATCGTCGACGGCCGGGTCCGCAGCTGCACGTCGCCGGGCTGGAGATCGCCGAGCATCCCGGGCGGGATCCCCGCGTAGGCGATCACCGCCGCGCGCAGCGGCGCGAGGCTCAGCACCTTCGGTGCGCCACGCGTCACCGACCGATACGTCGGCATCGCCGCCAGGATCGTGGCGATGGTCCCGTAGTCGGTGCCGCGCAGTTCCGGTTTCGCCGCCGCGATCGAGAACGCGCCGCGCACGGGGTTCGCGCCGCCTTTCCCGTTCAGCACCCGGAAGAACGAGCGCAGCGTCGACCGGCGCTTCAGGACGGTCTGATCGCTCAGGCCGTCGGGCCCGACCGGGCGGCCGCGCGGCGCCGGCGGCGGGCGGGTGGTCAGCCAGGCGTTCAGAACGATGTCGATCTCGGTCGACGTGATCGAGTGCGGCGAGCGGTCGCGCCCGAGCGCCGCGGCCCACAGGGCCATGTGCGCCAGCATCTGCGTGGCTGTGGGCTTCGCGGCGATGCGCTGCCCGAAGATCACGATCGCCGCAGCGAAGGTCCCGCGCTCGACGCGCCGGCCGCCGCCGAAGTGCTCGCGCTGCGTCTTCAGTCGCCAGGCGCGGATGGTCTCGAGCGGTTCGTCGGGCCCGTAGTCTTTGTGGTACTGGACCCCGCGGACTTTGATGTAGCCCTGTAGCCCGCCCTTCCACGGACGGATCCCGCGCTCGAGGCGACGGGTCTTGCGGCGGGTCATCCGGAGCGCCCCCGTTCGCGATCGATCGTCGACAGCATGTCAGCGACGAGGTTTGCGAGGACGTGCAGCGCGGCCGGCCGTTCGCGCGCGAGCCGCTGCAGGAGATTGCCGAGCCGCTCGGGCGGCACGACGCGGTTCTTCCACTCCATTAGCACGCTCAGCGTCGCGCGTGGCCTGCTCGAACTCCGCCCGGAGCCGCGTCGTCGCGCCGGCGGGAAGGGGAGCACCGTGGCCATGCGGTGCGGCCCCTTTCGCATGATCGCGGCCGTCGCGTTTGACTGGCGATTTCGCCGCCCCGTGCGACCCTGACACAGCGGCCGCGGCGAATCGCGTCGCGCCACTTGCAGAATCCGCCGCCGTGCCGCGCGCACGGAGCACCATCGCCACGTTCGACCGGACGTAGGTCCGTTCGGCGGCCGTAAACGTCGGCCACGCGCGCAAGAGGGCCTGCACCACCGGGTCACTCACCCGTTTCTCGGGCCCGTAGAGCGCCTCGATCAGATCCGCGATCGCGCCCTTGTGCGCCGCCCGGAGCACCGTCGACGCGGATTCCCCGGAGACCTGCGCGAGCCGCAAACAATTCTCGACGTTGAACGCGGTGTGCTTGTCGGTGCCGTTGAGCGCGCGGCTCAGGCGCGACGCGTTGAGGTCGAGCGCGGTCGCGAGCGCCTGGCGCGTGGGAAACCGGGCGGCGATCTGATTGAGGAGCGCGGTGAAGTCGGGCACGGCTCAATCTACGGAGCGGCGTGCCCTAGCCGCAACGCGCAGCCGCGCCGTCCGGGCGGCTAGACCCGTCGTAGTTGACAGTACGGACAGATTAGAGGTAGGGTGCCGCATGGCCGTACCGACAGATGCGCGTGACAGTGGAGACACGATCGACCGCCTCGCCGCGCTGCGGCTGGACCGTGACTGGTCCTACCGCCAGCTCTCCGACGACATGGCGCGCGTCGGGGTCCGTGCGTCCCAGCAGACCTTGCACCAGATCCTCAACGACCGATCGCTGACGCCGTACGATCGGACCCTCCACAAAATCCGCGTCTACCTCGACACGCTCGACGCGGAGCGGTCCGGGAAGCGGCGCCGCAAATCGGGGCGTGCCGCGTGAGCCCCACGGTAGATCCCCGCCTCGCTGGTCTGCAGCCCAAGATGCTAGCGATCACGAGCGAAGCCGTCGGCAAGCCGCTTGCGGGGCGGGACTGGCGCCGGCACATCGGCCAGACGATCGAGCGCGCGCTCGAGCTCGCGCACCTGACGAAGCAAGGCGTCAGCGGGGCGATGGGCTACCAGGATCAGGGCTCGCTGTCGCGCTGGATCTCGGCGGTCGAGCGGCCGCACTTCGACAAGCTGTTCGCGGTCGATCGGTTCTATGACGCCTGGGTCATCGCCTGCGCGGAGAGCAACCCGCGGCTCGAGGTGGACACCCTCATCCGCGTCCGGAGAGTGGCGTGATCGCCAGCGTCGACCAGGCGGCGATCGCGCGGAAGACCGACAGCGCGCCGCCGCGGACGCCCTGCCCGTGGTGTCCGGACTGGATCCCTGATCCCGTCTTCGCGGGCCAGAGCCACGGCATGTGCGACGCGTGCGCCGCGCGGCTCAACGCCGACCTCGATCGACGGGAGGCCAGCCGATGAAGTGCTACACCGTGGCGCAACTGCTCATCATGCTCGAGATGTCGCGGTCGACGTTCTTCGGGCTCAAGGCGACCGGGCAACTGCCGTTCCTCGAGGAGCTCCGCCCGCGGCTCGGCCGCCGGCTGCGCTTCCGCGCGGACTTGGTCGATCGCTATCTCCAGGGCGACGGGCTGCGGCTGATCCGCCGGAGCGCGTGAATCGTATGACGCCGCTCGCCGCCTCCCTCGTTGGGTACGGGCTCGGCGTGCTGACCGCGCTGATCGTCGCCGCGATCTGGATGATTGTCCGCGGGGGCCAGGACGTGCGGGACTCCGACGATCGCCGGCGCGCCGATCGGTTGACGAAGGGACGGGGAGGCTGGTGATGATGGGTGAGTGGCGTCGACGGATCGACCAGCTCGCCCGCGGATCGCTCCGCCGGCAACCGTTTCCGCCGGTGAAGGCGCCGCGGCCCGCTGCTTCTCAGAGTTCTCAGAAGTCGGCGCCTGGAGGCAAGCAATGGGACGTCGTCCGCGGCGTGCTGGTGCCGGTGGGCGGGCGCGAACGGAAGCGGCGGCGGAAGGCGCGGGGTCGGCGATTACGCGGACGTGGAGTCGTCAGCCGCGCGTAGAACGGAAGGCGGGAAGGCGGCACAAAGGGCAGAGGCCCGGCGGGCGGCAGGGATGCTAACCCGCAGGGCCCCTGGTGGTACGACAGCGACGGGGTAGGAGCCCGTCGTGCCATGCGCGCTTCACATTTTAACAGAGGAACCACAAGGCCTTGTGTCCAACCCTTCCATCCTCCGCGAGCGATTGGGGTCCAGGACTTCTCGCAGCGCTGGGTCGCCGAGCATCGGGACCATGCGACGGCCGGCGCGGCGTCGGCGTTCTCGGCGTTTCGGGACAGCCTCTGGGGTCCGTGGCGAGTCTGGTGCAAATGCGGCGCCTCGATGGTGACGTCGCGCGCGTCGTGTCAGCTGATCTGTCGAGTGGGTCGGCCGAAGGTGCTCCGGATGGAGATCGATAAATGGAAGGCGAAAACGGGCGATCAAAAAGCGGCCGTCTGGTAATGAATCTTATGTCAACCGCCCTTACTCCCCGACGAAGTCGCGCGCCGATGATACCGCGTTTGCGAAAGGATCGACCATGAAAGTCACTGTGACGGAGCGCGTCGGCAAATGTCGGTGGTGTGGCTGCACGGACGATCAGGGCTGCGACATCGGCTGCTCATGGGCGAATCGCCACGCGACGCTCTGCTCGGAATGCGTCGAGCTCGATCGCCTGGTGCGGTCCGTCAAAGGGCGGCAAACGATCGCGCAGGTCTATAACGACTCGGAGCGGTTCTCGTTAGGAGGCCGATGAGACGCACCGCCCTGCGCCTCGATCCGCTCCAGGTATCCCAAGCCGATCTCGATCGCGCGAAGCGCTGGCCGATCGGGCAGGGGGTGACCGTCACGACCGACGACGGATCCGTGGTCGAGACGCAGACACGATCGGCGCCGTGGCAAACCCTGGTCGACCGCCGCCTGGTCTGGGTGATTCTGCTGGACGTGGGCGGGATGGGGACCTGTCCGCTCGCGCGGGTGGCGGAACGATCATGATGACCGACGCGAACGATCGCGTGGCGTTCGGATCCGCGTTGACGAGGGCCGACGACGTCGAGGTGTGGCGCGCGGGGGCGCTCCTGGAATGCGGCGATCCGAGTGACCCGGTCTGTCAGATGTTCTTCCACTTCCAGGCGGACCTGGTGCGCTACGACGGCGAGGCGCTCGCGTGTGGCTACACCCGGGACGACCTGCTCGTCCTGCTCGGCGCGACCGCCAGCCCGCTGCCGGTACCGGTGCGCTGCGGCGACCCCGTCATCGCGCCGACCGGTGAACTGGACGCGTTCGGCCTCTCGCCGATCACCGGCGACGTCTGGGCGTTGTCACCCTCACTGAACCTCCCCGGCGTGCTGCATGGCTTCGTCGTGCTCTACGGCGTGCCGACGCCGGCGCCGTGGGAATCGCGGATCCTCCTGCCATGACCCCCGACGACGAATAGGTGACCGATGCCAAAGAAAAAGCGCGGTGTCGAAGGTCGAGTTCGAGGGCGGCGATGGTGACGTGCTCACGATCACGTTGCGCGGTCCATCGACGATGGTCGTCGGCGTGCTCGTGAGCGGGATGCCGCCTGCCGCGCTAGAGAAGTTGTCGAGCGAGATCGACAAGATCGCGGCGAAGCGAACGGCGCGGAGGAAGTCGTGAGGCGCCAGACGGTGAACGCGGGGGCAACGCCCTCCGACCAGGGCGCCCCGGGATCCGCGAGAAAGAATTTCTCATGACCCCCGACGACGAGAACCGGCGCCTCGCCCTGGCCTACGACAAGCTCGAGATCGCCCTCGCGGCGATCGGGGACGCCACGAGCCGCGACGCCTGCCGGGAGCATGATCGGGCGCTCGCCGCGCTCGAAGTGCGGGCCGCGATGGCCGCAATCCAAGAGGTGCAGCGCGCCCGCACCGAATACCTCACGAACGCCGACGTCTGGACCGTGCTCGACCTGATCGTCGCGGAGTTCACGTCGGACCCGAAGTGCCATGCCTGGTTCGATGAACGCCTGGTCGCGCGCGCGATCGTCTTGAACCGCGAGCACCGCCGCGCCGCACCGGAGGTCCCGGCATGACGATCGCCCGCGTCAGCACCCAAAATGAACTCGATGTGGCGCTGGCTACGCCAGCCCCACATGAAATCTGGATCTGCGGCACCGGAGACTTCGTCCTGCGCGACAGCGCGCAGCACTTCGTTCGAGCCACCGACACGTCGCACGTCGTGGCCCGGGAGAGTTCGCACGTCGAGGCCCGGGGGAGTTCGCACGTCGTGGCCCGGGGGAGTTCGCACGTCGTGGCCTGGGGGAGTTCGCACGTCGTGGCCCGGGAGAGTTCGCACGTCGAGGCCTGGGAGAGTTCGCACGTCGTGGCCTGGGAGAGTTCGCACGTCGAGGCCCGGGAGAGTTCGCACGTCGAGGCCTGGGAGAGTTCGCACGTCGTGGCCTGGGGGGCGGTGCTGGTCCGCGCGCGCGATCGCGCGAACGTGAAGGCGGCGTCGACGTTGATCGTGATTATGAATCACGCGACGACGACGTCAATTGAGGGCGGCACGGTTGTGCAGGTCCCTCCGGTGACGACGGCTGAGGCCTGGTGCGACTACTACGGCGTCGAGGTGCAGGACGGGATCGCGATGGTCTATAAGGCCGTCAACGATGCGTACCGCAGCGGCTACGACTTTCCCTACACGCCGGGGTCGATCCCAGTCGCGTCCGATTGGGACGGGGGCCGCGCCGAATGCGGGGGCGGCCTGCACTTCTCACCCACGCCCATCGCGGCAAAGGATTTCAATAACGGCGCGACGCGCTTCCTCGCCTGCCCGGTCCGGCTCACCGACATCCGCGCGCCCAAGGCGAACGACAGTCACCCCTCCAAGATCAAGGCGTCGGGGTGTTGCGGGCCGGTCGTGGAAGTCGATCTTTGGCGGCAGCCGATGGTGCGCGCGGGAGGCGCCGCGTAAGCCATGACGCCTATCCTGCGCTCCCTCACCCCGCTCGAAGTCGATACGCTCCGCGTCGCGCTGGCGCTGCTCTTGGTGACGCCGACGTCGAGTCTCGATCTCCTGGACGCGCGGGTGACGGAGGCGGTGGGCGCGATCGCGAGCGACGAGGTGACCGCGCAGCTCCTAAACGAGCTCGCCGGCGCCCAGGTCGACGTCAGGCGGGCCGCGTGATCCGGAACGTGATCGGCACCTGGAATACGTGGGTGATCGTCGTCGGCTGGATCGTCCTGGTGCTCGTCTGCGCCTCCACGTACGTCGTGGAGCGCCGGCAGAAACGGCGGATTCGCGACGCGATCGCGCGCGTCGACCGACTCGATGCGGAGTACGAGGCGCTCCGTGTGAAGAACGCGGAGAAGTTGAGAGCGGTAGCGCGGCCCGGGGCAACGGTCGCGCTGTCACTCCACCGACGCAACGGCGAACCGACGGAGGAGGGGAGAAGGTAGGAGTAGGTAGGAATGCGATTCGCCGCCGACTGCGTTCCCAGCCGCGCGTGCGAGCGAGCACCGTTCGATCGGAATTCCAAAGGACGCGACCACGGCCAAGCCCTGAGAAGCAACCACCGTGATCGGCGTCCTTGTGCTCGGAGTACTAGGGTGCCAACTATTTTACACACGCCCGCGGCCGATCGTCTGTCGGGGACCCGACAGTGAGTGCCGCGGCTGAAATCTACGCGAGGACCGTCCTGGTGAAAGGCAGCGCGCGCGCGCTGCTCGAGGCGCTCGCACAACTGATTCCGGAGGGGCAGACGACCACACCCTTGATCGGCATGGACGCGCTCGCGGACCGCGCACGGTGCACCCGACGGACGGTGCTGACCCAGCTGCAGGTGTTGGTCGAGGCCGGCGAGCTCGAGGTGGTCGATGGCGGCTCGGGTCGGATCGCGCGCTACACCCTCGTGCACGTGGATGGGGCGCGGCCGATGACGCCGGCGCCGCTGCCGCTGCTCGGGACCGCCCCGCCGCCTCGCGTGTCGAGGCCGAGTACGTCCCCCTCGTCGTCGACGCCCGACCTGTTCGATCTGCCGGCGCCGTCGACGTCAGGCGATCAAACAGCGATCAACCTGCGCAATTTTTTCACAGGTTGGGTCCGCGAACCTGTGATCTTTTTTCACAGGTTGCTCGGAGGGCTCGCGACACCTGTGAAGAAATTGCGCAGGTTCACCAGGGCCGAGCGATCAAATGGCGATCAACCTGCGCAAAAAGATCACAGGTTGACCCCGATCGAGCGATCAGATCGCGAAGAACCTGTGAAAAAAGATCACAGGTTGGCCGACGTAGTACGTACAACAACAACTACGAGTACAACAACCGCGCGCGAGACGACGAACGCGCCGACGTGCGGTCCGTGGCATGCCTGGTGCGGCGGTCGTGTCCACGTCCCCAAGAATCAGCACAAGGAATTCCTCCGACGCCTCAGCCGACAACCCGGCGAGACGGACGCGGCGCTCGAGGCGCGGGCCTTCGCCTGCTACGCCGCGGAGCTGGCCACGATCCCCGACGACCAGTCGATCGCCATTAAGAGCGAGTTCGACTTCTGGCGGCCGCGGTTCGCGACGATGCTGGCCGCGGCCGCGCCGGTGCGCCGCGACCCGACGATTCACCAGGTGGCCGCCGGCGACGTCTGGGCCGACGTCCTCCGGGTGATCGACCTGAAGGTGAACCGCCACGCCTTTCACTCCTGGTTCGTGCCGACCGCGCTCGTCGAGGACCGGGGGAGCGTGATCGTCATCGCCGGTCCGGCCGCGCACGGCGATCTCTTCGTCGACTGGATCGAGAAACACTACGGCGACGTCGTGCGTGAGGCGGTGGAGGCCGTCCGCCCGGGTACGCGGATCGAGTTTGTACGACAACAGAGAAAGTCCGGATGAAGTTCAACAAGGGTGATCGCGTGGTGGAGAACGCCCAGGCGCCGCGATCGAAGCGCCGGATCCGGGACGACGTGTTCCGGGTCGGCACGGTCGTGGGATTCTCGCATTCGCCTCACCTGGTGCGCGTGCGATTCGACGGCCAGAAAACCATCCACAGCTGCCACGTGTCTTTCCTCAACACGGTCGCCCGCGCATGAGCACCCACGACGACTCGGTGAAGCGGTTCCCGCTCGAGTGGCCCGCCGGCTGGAAGCGCACGCCGGCGCCGAACCGCGTGAACGGTCCCTTTCGCACAAAGGAATCGAACTGGCTCTCCGTGACGCAGGCGACGGCGCGACTCGAGACGGAGCTCGAGCGGCTGAACGCGAAGTCGCCCACCCTGTCGACGAACGTCTCGCTGCGCCTGGACGGCCGGCCACGGTCCGACGAGAATCCAAAGGATCCCGGCGCGGCGGTCTACTTCACCTTCCGCGGCCGCGCGACGGTGCTCGCGGCGGATCGCTACCGCCTGGTCGCGGACAACATCGCGGCGATCGCGGCGCACATTGAATCGTTGCGGCGCATCGAACGGCACGGCGTCGGGACAATGGAACAAGCGCTCGCCGGCTATCGATCGCTGCCGGCCGACACCGCCGCGAACTGGCGCGCGGTGTTCGGGTTCGCCGCGGACAGCACGCCCACACTCGACCAGGTCGACAAGGCCTACAAGGCGGCCGCGCGACAACACCATCCCGACGCCGGCGGCAGCGACATCAACATGGCGCACGTGAACCGGGCGCGCGACTACGCGCTGATGGAGTTGCAACCATGAACATCGAAGCCGCCACCATGACCGTCGATCGCAGCATCGCCCGCGCGCACTTACCAGGCATATCGGACGGCCATCAAGAGCGGGAAGGCGACGCGCGACGACGTGATGCTCTACAAGGGCTATCGCGCGCTGCTCCGCGGCCAGAAGGTGATCGACATCGTCGCGGCGATCGGCGGCGGCGGCCTCGACGCCCAAACACCAATCTCCCGGCGGCCGACATCCGGCGGGCGATCGACGCCGGCGAACTGAAGGCGCGCAAGACCGGCCGCGGCGGCTGGCGCATTCGGCGCCGGGACCTGGAGGCGCTGTGAAGGACGAGATCGCCGAATTGGTGAAGCACGGGCGCATCCGGAATCAGTTGCTGACCGCACGCACTGTGGAGTGCGAACTGAGCGAGGCCGCGCGGCGTGTGGTGCGACTGTCGAAGGCCGGGACGCCAGAGCGCATGCTCACATTGGCGGCCGTCGCCGACGAATCAGGGCTCTCGGCGGGCGCCATCGTGAAGGCCATCATTCAAGCCCAGCGGCGGGACCTGGAGCAGCTCTGATGGCGACGAAGAGGGCGACGCGAAGGGACAGCTTGCCGCCGACCCGTCACCGCAACCCGCAGCCTCCGACGAACGCGCACCGAGACCGCGCCGCAGAACGAGAGCGTAGCAGCGCGTGGTGGCAGCAGCGGCTCGCGCGCGGGATTTGCGCCGCATGTCGACGTCCACTTCCTGACGACTGGCCAACAAACTGGCCTGTTCATCGCGCCTGCGGTCGACTGGCCGCCCGGGGCGTCCGCTACGCCGCGATTCGACAGCTGACGCCAGCGCAAATCGAAGAGCAAGCTCGACCTCTGGGGCCGCGGTGATGTGTGAACAGATGCCGATGCCAGGCGGCGGGGTCGCGATCGTCTGCGGCGGGCATAGTCGGACGCCGCGCTGCCGCTGCGGGCGCCTGTCCCTCGTGCTTTGCGACGGCCCTGGGAAGCCACGCCGCGGCCTCAAGTCCGTCACGTGCGATCGTCCGCTCTGCGCCCGCTGCCGCATCCACGTGCCCCCAAATCAGGATTTCTGTCGGGACCATCGGCAACACGCGAAGGAAGCCGCCGCGCAGCTCCAGCTCTTCGATGGCGCCGAGCCACCCGCGTCCGACCCCGCGGGGGCAACCAAGGCCGACGCACACCCAGCGGAGTCCGCGTGAGATCCGTCTCCGACCGCCGCGCCCTGTTTCTCACCGTCGAAGAGGCGTCGGCGCTGACCGGGCTGACGCAGGCGTACCTGCGGCGGGCGATCGAGGGCGGGACGCTCAAGGCCATCAAGGATCGGGGCTGGCGGATTCGGCGCCGGGATCTGGAGCAGCTCTGATGATCGACAAGGCGCTGCGTGACGCCATCCATCGGAACTTCAAAGGGCTCAGCGGGAGTCAGACGTTCTGCCTGTTGTGGAACGACAAGATGGTCGACGAGGTGATCCCGATCATACAGATGGGGCTCGCGGTCTTCCTGGATAAACCAATCGTTGTGTTGATGCCCAAGGGCGCGACGCTCTCGGCGAACGTCCGCGCGATGGCGACCGCGATCGAGGAGTTCGATCCCGACAACGAAGCATCAATGAACGCCGCGGTCGAGCGCCTCGTGCGCAGCGGGAAGATGTGAATGTGTGAACGCGTGCCGATGCCGGGCGGCGGGGTCGCGATAGTCTGCGGCGGGCGCCACCGTCGTCACCGGCCCTGCGCGCACTGCGGGCAGCCATCCGCGTTCGCATGTGACGGGCCGCGGCGGCATCATGCTGGAAAAAGCGTGACCTGTGACCGGCCGCTTTGTCGATCGTGTCGCATCCACGTGCCACCGAACCAGGATTTCTGTAAGGCCCATCGGATCCAGGCGAAGGACGCGGCCGCGCAGCTCCGGCTGTTCGACGGCGCCGCCTCGTTCGAGCGGGTGAAGTGAAGTACGCCGTCACGATCGACGAAGGCCAGCGGCAGTTGCTACTGCTCGCCCTGGCCAAGCTCTCGATCGAGGGGCCCGGTTGGCACTGGACGCTCGGCGAGCTCGCCGAGGAGTTTTCCGGGCGCGCGCTATTCGAGCAGTTCCGCAAGATTCATAACGCCTCGAACGTCGACGCGCTCATCGTTGCAGTCCGGGCGCTCGATCCCGCCGCGGCCGACGACAAACCCTATCGCGATTGGGATGCCGCGAAGTGGGCCGTGTTCAACGCGGCCGTGCGATTCGTGAAGGAGCAGCCCTAATGGCCTTCTGGGGAAAGTCCACCGACGCGCAGCGCGAGTTCCTCGTCGCGGAGATCGTCCGCGCGCTCGAGCACTCGGCGATCCCGCGGCATCTCCGCGGGGGGTTGGCCCGGTACTTCTCGGACGGGATATTGCCCGGCGCGTTCCTCCAGGCGGTGCTCTGTAACGACCTCACGCAGGCAGTGACACGGACCGGGCCCGGATCCGAGTTCGCGCTCCCGGCCCTGATCGACTTTCTCCTGGAGCATGCGCCCGCAACGGCGTGGGGCTCGCGCGAGGCGGTGCTCGCCTGGACGACGACGCCGCTGTCGCTGGAGATCAAGTGAGCATCCCCGACCGCCGCGCGCTCGACGCGATCGCGAAGCTCCTGAACGCGCGGCGGCACCCGAACGACATCGCCGCAGCCTTGATGCTCCTGGTTGAAGTCGGGGGACGTGTGCGCGAGACCGGCCGTCGAGTATCTCGACAGCGGCACCGGCGACGGGTGCGGATCGTCCCGCGCGCCGAGCAGCAGCTGCGCGACGCCGTCCTACGCTTACTCCGGCAGGATTACGACGTGCCGACCATCGCCCACATCGTGCTCGACGCGCAGGGGCTGCTCGATGATCAATGATGAGCGATGCGTGTGCCCGGAGGACCAATGGCGCAACAACCGGCAGTTCTGCGAATATCACCAGCGGCTCTGGTGCCTCGTCTGTGACGGACGCTGCCCGGAGTGTCGCTATGATGATCCAGAGGACGACGATGAGGCCGACGAGGAGTAAACAGCGACGGATCCGGGCGAAGCGTCTGCGAGAAGCGCGCGTCAGGCGACCGATTTCCGCTTCGACCCCGTCGCCTTCGCCGGCCGTTTCTTCGCGGCGCTGATCGCCGCCACGCTCCGCAGGAGGTCCTCGAGGAGGCTGCCCGAACGCAGCGCGGGACTCGGCGCCGGCGTCACGATCGCCTCGCCGGCGACCTTCGCCTCAATCAGCTTCCGCAGCCCCGCCTGGTAGTCATCGGTGAAGTCCGCCAGGTTCAACGGGCCGGTGAAGGCGGCGATCACCTGGCGGGCGAGCCGGACGTCTGACGCCTTCGCCCTGTGGACGATCTTCAGTTCGTCGAACGCGTCGGGCGATCGCAGCTCGCCGGCGTGGTGCAGCGTGTGCAGCACCAGCACCCGATTCTCGAGCACGCGGACCGCGACCAGATACTCGCGCCCATACAACGCCACCTTCCCGATCCCGACTTTCCGATGCAGCGCGGCCGTCAGGACCGCGTACCCGGTCCCGGCGCCATCCGGGGCGAGGTAGTAGGTCCGATCGACGTACATCGGATCGAGCGCGTCGACGTCGGCGAAGGCCTGTAGGTCGATCACCCGCGCGGAGTCCGTCCGGACCGATTCGAAGTCGCTTTCCTTGAACAGCACGTACTGGCCGGCCGCGAATTCGAAGCCCTTCACGATCTCGTCGTAGGGCACCTCGCGCGCGCAGGTGGCGCACCAGCGTTTCTGTTCGACCCGCGTCTGGCATTTCTCATGGAGCTGGTTGAACTTCAGCGGCTCGTCGGCATTCGTGGCGGGGAAGACCTTGATCGGGATCGTGACCAGGCTGATCTTCAGCACGCCCTTCCAAGTCGGCCGCGCGCTCACGAGGCGAACTCCCAGCCGCCAGCCCACGGCAACGGCGCTCCGACCGGAGCACTGCGTTTGATGCGGTCTCGGCAGCCCACGCACCACGAGCGATAACCCTGAACGACATGTGACGGGTCCAGCAGACAGCCGCCGCAGCCTTGACAGTGGGTGTGTCGCTGGTGGTCCAACGCGAAGATCTCGAAGTCGGTCAGCGACTCCAGCGCGTCACGGCGATTCATGGTGGCCGTTCCCGTTGCCGTTCGACGTCCGGTTGGCGTCGATGAACGCCTTCAGGTCGAGGGGATCGATCCGCCAATGCCCGCCGAAGCGAATCGCGTGGAGCTGCTTCGCGCGGATGCGCCGGAGCACCGTCTCATGGCTACAGCGCAGCTTGTAGGCGACCTCGTGGACCTCGAGGAGACGATCCGGGTGCGCGTCGTGGGGCTCGATCGGCATGCGGTGTTCAGGGATTGTGCCGCCCTTCACGGTATTTTAGCCGACGACGCGGCACGACTCGGCACGACTGCGCGCTACTTGACCCACCCGACCGTCCGCGACCCGACCGACTTCGCGCCACACTCGGCGGTACGGCGCGCGTCCGTCCTGGGCCCCCGCCTCTCGTCCCAACCGTTTCAGGGAACCACCGCCGCATGCCGAGGCCGTCACGCACCACCGACGACCCACGCTTCCGCCACGGCCTCCGCGTGCGCGTGGGCGGCGCCACCGGCGCCAAAGGGATGTTGCTCCGGTGCGAGAGGCGCGACGGCACCGGCCACTACTGGAAGGTCCGGCTGCAGAGCGGCGCGTGGGTCTGGCCTGACGGACTAATCCTCGACGGCGTCGGCGACCAGGTCGCGGTCTGCGAACAGTGCGGGCTGCGGTTCATGACGACCAAGGTGGGCGATGGCCTGCTCTGCGCGCGCTGCGATGAGGAGTTGTTCGGCACGCAGACCCGAGCCGTCGAGCCGCGCGACGATCTCATTGGACGTGCGCAGCGCGCGCGTCGGGGTGCCCGCTGATGGCGCTGGCGCCGCCCCGTCCCTGCCCGCATCTAGGGTGCGCGCGCCTGGTCGTCGGTGGTGGGCGCTGTCCTCATCATCCACGGCCGAGCGCGTCTCAACGTGGCTACGACAGTCGATGGACGGTCTACGCGAGCAACTGGCTCGCGCGCTTCCCGTGGTGCGGCATGCGGATCGACGGGCAGTTCCATGCCGAGCACAGTGCGTGCGCGCGTCGCGGCCAACGCGTCGCCGCGCGCGTCGTCGATCACATCGTGTCGATCGCGCGCGGCGGCGCGGTGTTCGATCCACTGAATCATCAGTCGCTCTGTCGCAGCTGCAACGTCGTGAAGGGATGAGGGGTGGGGGGGCATCGCAATCACCAGCGATTCCGGCGCCAACAGAC